AATGCCGTATTCCATACATCTAAAATTGCCAAGGCTTGTACCTCCGTTAAAAGTTCTGAGGAAACCGTACCAATTCCTGGAATCGTTAGGTCTAGTCCTCTAGTTGTTGCTGTAGAAACAGAATCACTTGCTGTCCCTGTATCTAAAAATCCTCTAATCTCGTCTATCTCATCTGAAGCAGTGGCACTGTCTGACACATCTGCTGTCTTTGCTGTCTGCTCTGCCGAAGAATCAGAAGCTGCTACAAGATCAGAAACAGTAAGGAATACAACCTTGAATAGGGAATCACTAGCAGTCGCTGTGTCAGAAGGACTGGAAGCTCTACCAAGTATATCGTCAACGGAATCCGAAGCAGCAGCAGTATCAGAAGCCTCAATGCTAGGAGCAACAGAATCAGATGCCGATGCCGAACTAGAAACTGAAACAATAACATCAAAGCCAACACTGTCAGAAGCCCCTGCTGTATCCCCAGGATCTACAGAACGAGATTCCTGAACACTTGCAGAATCAGAGGCAGCAGCAGTATCTGATGCCTGAAGGGATATCGATGCTGCATCAGTTGCGGCAGCTGTATCTGACACATCTTCCGTTAATGCTTTTTCTGTACTTACCGAATCAGAAGCACTGGAAGGATCCGAAACATTCTCTGTGTAGTCTACTGAACCAGCGGATTCTTTTGTTGCTTCTACCGAATCGGATACGGTAGCCGAATCTGAAACCTGAATAGATATAGAATGATCATCAGTAGCCGCAGCAGAATCAGAAACAGAAAGAACAAGAACTAGAGATATGGAATCAGAAGCGGATGCTGAATCGCTAACATCTTCATTCTCGGATTCAGTTTCAGAAACAGAATCACTAGCAACGGCAGAGTCCGATACAGCCAGTGCTATATCTATAGAAACGGAATCACTAGAATCAGACTCGTCTGATACATCTTCCTGTTGATCACCACTGCTAGAAACGCTGTCACTGGCAGCAGACGTATCCTCTATAGAAAGAACTACATCTACTGAGGTTGAGTCACTAACATCCGCAGTGTCAGTTGGGGAAACGTTGGTGGACTCATCAGCATCAACAGAATCTGAAGCAGTGGCTGTATCAGAACTAGAAACTACTATATCCCTAGATACCTGATCAGTCGAATTTGCTGTATCCTCTACCGAAAGAACCGCATCTATAGAAATAGAATCACTGGAAGTGGATGCATCAGATAGAGACTTAGAAACCGCAGAACCTACAGAGTCATCAGCAGTGGCTGAATCAGAACTTCCGATTACTAATCCAGTAAAGACTGAATCAGAAGCGGATGCCGAATCAGTTACCTCTCTACTCAAGACGGATACAGGATCAACAGAGTCCGTTGCTGCTGCTGAATCACTAATACCTAATACTGAATCTGTTTTTACCGAATCAGAAGTAGCTGCTGTATCCGATACATCTTTAGCGTACCCCACTAAGGGATCTACATCATCGCTTGCAGCCGCTGAATCATCGATGCCAAGGACTATAGAAAACTCTACTGAATCACTGGCGGCAGCGGAGTCTGAAACATCTGATGACAGGGCTACGGTTGGGGATACAGAATCGGAAGCTGTTGCTGTATCTACAACTCCAAGAACTGTAGAGACTGAATCAGTTGCGACTGCTACATCTTCTGGATTAGCAAATTTATCTTCACCAGTCGCAGGATCTTCTTGAACCCAACAACTTTGTGTGTGCCAGTTCCTTCCTGGACCAGACCCCTGGTTATTTGCTGGGGCAGACCCGGTGACAGGGAAAATATCCCAGACAGTCATTGATGTTCTTGATCCGTCTGTGGGAGTGTTACCGTCGAATGGGTCTCCCCAACCAGTCGGATCGGTTAGATTTTCATCCTTTTCTTCTTCTACAACACCAGCAACAATAAGAGTATTTTGAGTGTATCCTGCTGTTAGACCGTCAAGGTTAACATCTATGGTTGCTGATGACCCACCTTCTTGCGTTAAGGTACCGCTAGTCGGCAACGGTTCATTGGATCCGATATAGGAATAAACAACAGCAATGCCTATAGAGTCTCCACTTAGTCCAGATATAGAGGGTGCTGATCCAGCATCAGATGAGTCATATAAGCGATAAAACATAGACAGGCTAGGATTACCTGTTATGTTTGAACCAATCTCTGTAAATGAAACACCACCAACGGTTACGTCAGATCCCGCTGTTGGTATATCACCATCACTACTTCTACCAGCACCACAGATAACAATACACAGTTCACCCTCATTGGGAGAAACTGGTATGCTTCCAGAACCACCTTGGATACTGGCAGAATCTACTCTGTTAATTGCCATTAGCTAGGCACATAAGTAACTTTAATAGTTACCGTTCCTGGTTCGTCAATATCAGTATATATAAATTGAAGGGGAACTTTCGGATCTAGTCTTTTTAAATCAATATCCCAATCAGTAAAGGAAGTACTTAAAACTTTATCTGGGGTTTGTAAAACTTCATCGTAGTCAGAACCTCTTGGGTCCGTTCCTTTATATGGGTGAAGGGCTGCTAGGGATCCTTCTAGTCCGTACTTCCATGCGAGGTATCCTTCGATTTCTTGCCTCTCATCGGTGCCCATTGTGTCAAAGCCATCGCTATAGGCTATGAGTTCAACGATTCCAAGTTCCCCGGATCCTTCGACTCCTGAACGAGTAGCGGTTTTATTTATCCAGTCAAAATCAAAATCACCACCAAAAGAATTCCAGGTATCCAACTCAGCACCATCGAGCCATTCTGTGACCCTTCCATTTGTGTACCTGGATAACATTCTTATTTGACCACTAGCCCATGCATGGTCATTCTCTTTTTCTTCATCCCCATCTAGGTCACAAACAATCCGCCTACCACCCTGGACTCCCCAAACCCCAGTTGCGCTAGTGCTTCCTGTATTTGTTGATCCCAGTACATATAAATCATCATCGCCATCGGTATCAAATGTTCCTTTTGTTACTACAAATATAGTGAATTCTCCACTACCGAAGTGCATAGCATCTGGAAGTTCAAGGTTGTCATCGTCGCTGAATTGCACACCAGCCAGACCCGTGACTGCACCGTGATCGCCCATGTCGTAATCCACTACTGGCCTTGCCGAGGCACTATCGGGATTTGCTGAAATCCTGCCTGATGGAGTACCACCAGAAAGTGATTTCCATGACTGGACATCACCACCGGGAATAGGATTTCCCATTAGACCTGTTAGATCACCTACCAAACTAAATACAGGATTGGTGCCAAATATAGATCGTTTTTTCAAACCACTTGTCATGTTTAATTTGCAAGTAGAAGCATCAGCTGTCTTTACTTCAACAGAATATATTGCAAACCCTCTTACCGTAGATATAGCTACGGCTTGTTGTATACCACTAGACCCACCAGCAGCCGTCCCATCAAAGGTTATTTCTATTTGTTTTGGCATAGTGGTCTCCAAAGTTTAGGGGGGACAGTAGCCCGATCAAAACTGCCCCCCCCTCCAGAAAGGCCAAGGTTAAGAAATACTTAGTGTGTATGTTGATGTTAACGTATCACCACTTGCAAGTGTTACAGTAATATCAGCGGCACAAAAAGCCTTGTTGCTAGTAGCAGCACTAGAAGAATCTACAAGAACAATTGATCGCAATGCTCCACTTCCAGCAGAACCACAAGTAACTTTGATAGGACTTGAATCAATTGTTTTGGCAGTAGCACCGATAGTCACACCAAAGATATCTAGTTGTTGTGAACCAGTACCCCTGAGATAAATCGTTCTGGCTGTTTGCCCGGTAAGAAGTTCGGTATCACCAGTTCCGGAACCCGTAGCAGCAGACAAACCATTAGCAGCAGCAGTCGTGGCAGTAGTAAAATCAGTAAGATCTTGTTCACTCGTATCGTCGCTTGGTGCTGCTGTGAGTGAGATATACATTCCTGTTTTGGGTGTACTAGCATATGAAGTTCCAGATCGAGCAATGCCATGAATCAATGCTTGCTTACCATATTTCAAAACAGTATTTTGAACTGAAAACTTTTCTAATAAACCACCTGCACGTTCAATTACACAATCAAATCTACCAAAGGCATTTAATGTTACTGGCTCTGGGTAAACAACTGGGTTCCGAACGACGTTGATCTTTGCCGAATCGGAAGCAGACGCATTAGAACTCATCTTATTGCTCCGTTATCTTTATGCCCCCCGTGAGGAAGACGACGGCCTCTTGTTCGGAAACCGTTTTTGAAGAAGTAAAAGTATTCCAATAAATCAAATCAGAAAGACTGTCAGGAACTCCAGCGGTGTAGCTTGTCGAAGCAGTTGTGAAAACTCCTGCACCGAGAATTACTTGGCTATCATCTAACAATGTAGTTGTGTCAGACGAACTCCATGAAAGACCATTTATGTTATGGGTTTCATAGGTGTCACCTTCAGAAGCTGGAGGAGACCAATAAGGAGTGCCATCGCTAGGGTCTGTACTGAAAACTCTGATTCGATCTATTGGAGTATTTTCGGCCTCTCTCCACTCTACCCAACCTGTAGGATTACTGGCTGTAGGCATAGCAGTCAAAAGACCAACATATGTTGTAGATATAGCAGGAGCAGGAGCACCAGTAAATCGTAACAGTACAGCATTAGACTGACCATGTGACTTACTCATACTACTGCCCCTACTAACTAATTACTAAAACGTATCAACACAAGCACCACGCACAATGCAGTCACCATCCATACGAATAGCATTCATACCAATGGAGTGCCACATTTGTAGCGAGTAACCACGTTCTGGAATCTCATCAAAACGAACGTCCATATTCTGGTTCATTCCAATGATTCCGCAAGGTGGCGAGTAGAAGTAAACCCAACGAACTGCCTTGGCCCCTGCCGCATCAGCCCCCTGATATACAGGTACACGCTCAACTTTAGTATCCAAACCAGCAGTAGTTTCAAAAGCAATGTCATAACTCATATCTACTTGCGTAGACAGACGGAATTCAAAGCCCATGTATACAAATGCCTGACCACCAACAAGCGGCTTACCTTCATTGAAGTCAATGCTATTGAAACGACTATCAGTTGAATCTTCCATTAATTGATAGAACGAATTCGGGTGAAGTACACAAAGGTACGGCATACCCGGCATCAAAGCATTGTTTGCATCTAACTTGGCCCTGGCTACCAGCATCTTATTAACGCTGAATGGAGTAATATCAGGAGTGGTTGAAGTATCTGTATCAATTAAAAGACCACCACCAGTGGGGGCACCAACGATACCAGTAGTTCTTGGATCCTCTTCCTCCGCACCACCACCAGTATCAATAAATTGAATACCATTAATTGCAAATTTTGCAGTCCCAGACGCACCAGCGGTAACGGCAACATCCATTACAGTACTACCAGTAATTGTTGCACCACTGGTATTAATGTCTCGTCCGATTTCGGTACCTTCGGTCGCCGCTGGAACAGCATATTCATATAGATCTCCAGCAGTAGCAATCGTAAACTCATTCGTGTAACCAGTAGTAGTGTTGGCAGTGATGCCATTACCAGTACGGGTCTGAACAAGAACCTCACCCTTGAGTGCGTCAAGAATGATTCGGTCTCTACGCTGATTGAAGATTGCAGCGATGTTGGCAAGGTATTGCCCATCGGGTGCAATCGCTCTCAGTAGACCTACTTCATCACGGGGATCAAACAGTTCGGCATATTCAAACCACTCAGGTTCGATCAGCCTACGTTCACTGTCAGTCGCTCCGTACTTTTGACCACCATCGGCGACCACTCCACCCCACTCACCAAAACGTCCCCTAGTGACGAGTTGGTCTTGGTTGTGCTTCATGTACTTATCGAAGGACTTTACTTCACCTTCAATAGTTTCCTGTAGGAGAGTATCAGAAAGTTCAGAATCAAATTGTTGAATCTGGAGTCGTACCAGATCCGTATATACCTGCTTGTACAGGTTAGAAACTGCATAGCCATCGGCTGGATCAAATAGATTCCCACCTGCGCCAGTCAGATTACCAAGATCAGTCATTGCCATGACAAAACCCTTTCAAGACAATGTTAACATTATCGAAGAGTTGTCGGCCATCCGGCTCTTCTTGGCTTATACGCAAGCCCTCTGTCGGCAGTCTTTCCCGCTGTCAATCCGGCCTTTCGGTTATCGGACATGACAAGTAGTGATCATAGAAAACTATTTGTCAAGCTATTTCTTCTTTTTTTTCTTCTTTGGTGTAGCGTTAACTGCTTTTTGTATCTTAGCTTCCTTGAGTAGTTTCTGTATCTTTGTATCCTGTATCAGATCGTCTACTCTTGTGCCTTGTATCAGCTTGTCTGTTTTCGTTTCTTTTATCAGATTCTCTTTCCTCATTTGGTTTATAAGTTCTTGTGCCCTAGTGGATTCGAATAGTTTTTCAACCCTTTGTCGGTAAGGGGTTTCTGGACCTTTTTCTTTTCTGATCTCTGGAGCTTTTTCTCCTGTTAAGACAGGCCATAGTTCCCGGGGGGGCTTACTACCCGATGCTCTTCCACCACCAGATGGCATATCCAAAGGACCACCTTGCCATTGACCAGTTCCTTCAGTGGGAGTTTGTCTAAGTGGTGTTCTTACTGTACCAAATCTTTTTCCTGCTTGGTGTTCTTCAAATGTAGGTGGTGTATATGTTGCACGATCAGTTCCGGCTGGTGTAAGTGCCCCCGCTTTTACTGCTTCATCATAAATACGACGAGCATTATCTCGCCCTGAGGCGATTCTTCCACCAGGAGGAGTTGGCTCCGGATAGTAATTCCTTTTGCCATCAATGTAATCTGGTCGCTGGAACGGTGTAGCAGATGAGGCGGCAGTTGGTGCGGCAGTAGCCTTTGGTCCTTTAGGTTCTGATAGATTAGGACCAGTAGTGCTGTCCGTCCAGAAGCGAGCTGGATGGGATTGTCCGAGTTGGACTCGACGGACAGCTCTTTCTTTCTCTGGATCTTTCCCTCCTGTCCTGACAGGCCATAGTTCCCGAGCCTTTGGTCCTTTACCCTGGCCTGGATATTCTAATTGCTTATCTGAATGTACGGATCTGGGTGCTTCGGCTATTCTCTTTGCAGCATTAACCTGACCAACAGAAATGTTTCTTTCTGCTGCTGCCTTAGTTTTCGCAACATCTCTTCGTGTTATTTTTGCTGTCATAAAGTCGGATAAGGGTTGGGTTTCTCCTCCGGTAATGGTTGAAAGAACATTTCGAACTGCGCCAATAGATGCTCCGAATATGTTTAATCCTGCTGCACCTGCCACCTGTGTGACCTCACCAGCAGCACCTATAGTTGTCCGTAACGCTTCTGCTCCTGGTCCCTTGTAAAGACCAGTGTGCTTCTTTTCCCTTGGCATTATTTACCTCTTATCCAATCTGTGCTTGGTTGCAGACGACTGTCGTCCATTCCTTGATAACCTTCTTCATGTAATTGCTTTTGAATAGTCATGAATTCGTTAATATGCTCTTCGTATTCTGGATGGCGTTTGTTATTAATAGCACCCAATTTCGCTAGCTTCCTTGCTCTTGCAGCGAGACTGGCGAAATCAGTTCCCAAACCACCACTACCAACACTACTAGGCGTTGCTTCGTCAGACATATTTAGCCCCATTCTTACCATGAAATCCATGACTTCAGGATTGTGACCCATACCCGTAACCTTGAATATCTTGTCAAGTTCCGGGTTTTCTTTGATTATATTAGCATAAGCACGTTCTGCAAGAGCCGCTTTGTTTTCATATTCATTACCATATTTACTTTGGGCCTCCTGTTTCCATTTACCAATAGTCTCCTCTTGGAGTTTACTATCCATTTCAGAACGACTCTTCTCTAAATCCACAACAGGTTGCATCATTTGATTCCATTGGTCTTTAGTTACACCCTTGTTATATGCTGCTTTCCTTGAGGATTGTAGAGTTTCTGACAGGTCTTCATTAAGTCCTTCTGGGATCTCATAGCCCTCATGGGAAGCAGGAGCACCTAGACTCTGATAGAAGCCAGACCATTCCTCTTCACCAGCATCCGAATTGGGTACCCTTGTTGACTCCCCCATCTTCTTACTTAGATTCTGATAAGAAGTCGCTAAGTCCTCTACAGAGTTAAACTTACTAATAATAGAATCTCTACCATCCATTTCAACAGGAAGGTTTTCATCGAGATTACTCATTAGGATCCTCTTCTCTCATTCTTCTGCCTTGACGAATCAAAGCCTCGATTTTGAAGTAGGCTGCTCTTGCACCCTGTCTCTTTGCGAATGCGATTGGGTCAATAGGAACTCTTTCTGGATTCCCTGCTGCCTCTAAGTCTCTATTTAGTTTCTCTTCTGGTTCAAGGGTGTCTTCAACATGAAGAACTCTTCGTAGGTATTCAAGGACTCTTTGTCCCTTTTCGCTTTTAAAGAGCTCTTCAGTCTCAACAAAGAAAACCTTCTCTTCCTTATTGAACATTAGACTCCTTCTGCCGGTGCAGGTTCCTGTACAGCTTCCTGCTGCGGTGCCATTTGGGCCATCTGTTGCATCTGTTCCATTCTATTCTGAATCATTTGCTGCTCTGCTCTAGCATTTCTTATAGCAGATACTTCCTCTTGACTACGAAGGATCAGGGCAGGTATGTCACTTGACCTAGCATCATAGTTCGCTACCTCGCTTGCGTTTATATCATCTAGATAAACAGGGTCTTGAGTTACTTGGAATAGGGCTAACCTTCTTTCCATGAATGCCTGAACCCTGTTTACACCACTCTGCCTTTGAGCAGTGAAGAATGGGGATTGATATATAATTTCAAATTCAGCATCTGGAGCCAGTTGTTGTAAGTAATCCAATTCAGGAAGTGCTCCACCACGGTGCATTATTTCAATAATAGATTGAATAAGAGGGTCTAGGAATTCGTAGTTAACTGTATCAGCCGAAGCACTGAGTCTTGCAAGAGCTCTGCTTTGACGCTGACGGCTCTCCTCTGCCGATCTCGGTTGGGTATCCGGTTCTTCGAGAATGTCCCCAAGGAATGCTTTCTGTATTTGATCCCTGTCTTGACGGGCAATCAAATCAGCAACTCCGTAGTCAGTGTCACTCTTTAAGTACTGTGGGCCCATTTTAACAGGTGGCCTTGTTACCATTAAACCATTAGGGGTAATGTCCAATTCTACTACAGTATCGTGCTCTACCATTAATGGAGGATTCAAATCTTTACCAGCAGCAATGAGGATCTGCCTACGCAGTTCATTGATACCCATTGCGTCGGCTCTAGCTAAGTGACCCCTGCCTCTTCCGTACTCTTCACCATCAACAACCATCCATCGAGCAACGATGTAAGGACAGGTATCATAAGCAGACTTACGAATTATCTGAGGACTACTACCAGCACCTCCGCCAGCAGAATCTCCAGCACCAGCAACATAGACACCAACAAACTTACGGTTCTCAGGAGAAACAATTCCATTAGGAATAAAGTCTTCATTTTCAAAACAATAATGAAGGAATGAAACTTCACCCATGGGATCATTCATAGCAAGTTTACGATCAACATCCACACCCGCTACCCCACCAAAGAATCTAAAAGCATCAATCGCAGTCATTGTAACTTGACGAATAAGGAAGTCAGGTCTACCCATGTTTCCTACTTGCCACCACATATGACCAATAGGAACAGCCTCGAAGATTAAACCACCAAAGGTTTCATTCTTCTTTCCCAACTGGGGAGTAGCTTCTCTTACATGAATGGTTGCATTACCTAGTACAGCAAAATCTCTAAGGAAACCAGCACTCTCTTTATAGAAGTTACTGTCTGCTAAAGCACCAAGGATTCTTTCTGCAACATAATCCAAAACCTGACGTACCTCTAATACATCAGAGAAGGGAGGCTTTGCTCTCAGTCTTACCCAGTCATTGCCAGAAGGAATGATTGCGCCTTTAATAAAGTTGACGAATGAATCAGCAGCGTTCATTGCTGTAGTATCAAAGACACCCCTTACCCTTCTTTTACCTTGAGTTTTAGTTGTAGTTATATCACCACGATAAGGCATCATTAGATCTGAAATATCTTGCCATGCTCTTTCATGGGGGCTTCTTCGGCCCTTAAGATAATTAAATCTTTTTATTAGTTCATTTTCTTCTGTGAGGTGTGGCATTACTTACGCTTCCTTTTTTTAAGGAATTCCTGGTATTCCTCTACAGCCCTTTGTTTGCGAGTTCTACTTCGTCTTCCAGGTCTAGGGGTAGACGGAGTTGGGCCATCCGGCCCAATCTTGATTGGGGCAGTTCCACCTCCGTGTCTCGGTCTTGGCATTGTTGTACCTGTTGGCATTGTTGTACCTGTGAAATATTCATCTCTAGTTCGACTACTAGATTTCCCCGACTGATTGTGAGCGATGGCCTTTTCCCGTGCTTTTCGTTTCTTGAGTGCTTTTCGTTTCTTGAGTCGAAGAGCATGTCTCAATTCTAGGTCAATACCCCAGTGTGCTTCTCTGATATTACGGGTAACTAGGTGGTTGGTTTCCTCAAAAAGATCTCCAATTCGATTTTTGGGCTGGGGGATTCCATGAATGAACTCCAGGGCCTCCTTCTCGAACATATTTTCTGTGCTGCCCCACGCTTCGTTAATTATATCTTGATCGTGAAGGCGCAGTTTTCTGTCGGCACGTTCCCAATGCCTTAACTCAGTGCGATGTATTTGTCTCCGACGGCTCGCAGTCATTTTTGATGGGAAGTCAGTGAGGTGATGAAGACCCATCCTGCCGGATTCTCGATGGACACTCCAACTGGAAGCCTCATTACGGATTTTTTTGAATGCGGCCACGGCGGCGGAATCATCGGGCCAGACGACCGGTTTCGGCACTGCTTTTTTAGCCGTACTCCCTAAAGCATCCATTAGAATCTTAGGGGGTATAACAGTGGTTGCAGCAAGACCAGCCCCTACTTTCATGAACTGTCTTCGGCCAGGATCGGTTACTCTTTCCCAACCACCAATGCCTCTACTTCTTAAAGCCTCACGACCTGCACCGGTAACAGCCTTTGCTCCCATGCCAGCCAACCGAACCATTGAAGGTACTCCAGAAGCAGCAAACAAAGTTTCCTCAATTGAAGTGTCAGTTTTCAAACCAGCATCGGGAATGTGCATTCCTGATTTTTCCCATTGCCTTTCATTCTCGGCCTGTTTGCTAATTGCTTTATTGTTTGGATGTGATAAAGAAAGTTTCCGGTAGTGATCTATATCTCTCCCTGAATAAGTATTTTCTCTTGGAGGACGAGAACCCAGGTTGCTTGGATTTGAGGGTCCAAGCCCTGGAGGAATTACTCCAAGCCTATCTTGACCTCTCTTGTCTACCATCTTTTTTCTATGTGCTGCTGCTTTTGCTGCCCAGTCAGTTGGCATTACTTCCTCCCAGGAAATCTATATGCGTCTTTGACTTCTTGTTCTCTCCACTTTTGAACACCACGCAACCTACCTACGCTTTTTAATTCCTTGTGTTCTTTGTCTATTTTCTTTTGGTTTTCATGTATCTCGGGAACCCCTAATAGCATGTTTGGGATAAAATTTTCATTGCTTCCTGTAGGATCGTTAGACGCACCTGGTTTTGTTCGGCGATTACCCCATGCCCCTATGAAAGCAACCCAACCCGGAGAAGTCGGATGACCCTTTGGCAATGGTCGTGATGGACCTGCTTTCCATTCTCCTGTTTTCTTATCGATAGTTCCAGAGTCCCATGTTTTCTGTGCGCCAGAAGCGTTCCAACCTGCCTGTTGCCGGAGAAAGGCTCCATATCCTGTCGTAAGATCTGGGTCATTACTACGGGGGTCGTTGGACTTAGGAATGTATGGTTTGTCTTCAGAGCCACCGGCCAGTTCTCCCCATGCTCTTCCGTGTCTTAAACCTTTACCTTCAGCCATTGCCGCAGCAGCAACAAAGGGTGCAAGTGTACCAACCAGTTCTGGGCGTATATTTCGATCACCCTTGGCTTGGCTAGTGATTGCATGTTCAAATGCCTTCGCCATTAAACGCCCCTGCTCAGGATTCCCATCCATAGTTCTGTTGAAGTGACCCTTGTCGAAAGCCACTAATTCAGGATCTCGCTTCTTGGTCAAACCTAAATTATATACATAATCTTTAGATGCCTTGTAATGTATGCCTGAATAATCCGTAACATGCGGACTGTATTCAGGCATGAACGTATAGGGTTTATATTTCTTGTCTGCCATTAATAACTCCTAAAAATCCTTGAAGAAATCCAACACTGGAAGTTTCTTAGGGATCTTTGTCTTCGCTTCTTCTGACATTGCAAATCTTAACATCATGATACCCTTGTGCATAGCATCTATAATATGATCGTCCTGACGCTTTGCAACCTTTCCGTGGTCATGCTTGTAACGTCTCTTCTCCTTCATAAACTCCTGGCAGGTCATAAAGACTCTAAAGCGACCAGTCATCATTCGGTCACATACCTCTTCGATCACCTGCATGACAGCAAAGGTCTTCTTCCCCTCTGGGTTTATGAGATGAGAAAACTCCCTTATCATATTCAAACCAAGATCCTTATACCTACTGGCAACTGTAGATCCATCAGTAAAGCCACGACCAGCATCGTGAGGCCAAGCACAAGGGATCGTTCCACCACCCATACATAGAACCCTGTGGGCATAATGATAGGACTCCTGGTTCGCCTCCTTGTACTCACCAGTCATATAGATAACATCATTGTCCTCGTCGTAGGCTAGCTTTGCTGCTGCGAAATTACCTACACTGTGAGGGAAGTCCAACCCTATGATCTTCTTCCAATGGCTTGGGATATCAAAGTCTTCTACATACAAGAGCTCATCTGGGATCGTGTAGATAAGACCAGCACCCCTCACTGGCCTTCCGTGTAGCCTCGCTTCAGCAAGTGGATGGTTCTCATACTTACTTATGAGCCTGGTCCTGTCGTCGTCCGACATATGTTGAGCATCCAGGATGTCATAGTTTAAAAGAAAACGAGCCCCCGTATCTTTACTCTCTTCAAATAATAAATAGAGCTCTGTCTCACCTTGGAGGGGGGTCATGGATATATCCATATATCCGTTAGTTGCATTGAGTCTAGCACTAAACTCATCATAGACAGGAAACGGGGGCTCTTCATCAATGCCTATCCAGTGGAGAGTATAGCCCTGTAAACGCTGCCAACCTGTAGAATAACTAAAGACGTAACACTTTGAATAACCATTGAAATGGCCTTTCGGGTCATAGTGCTTTACTCTAAAGAAATCTATCTGGTTAGTTATTCCACCTGATAAACGCTTGATGTCTTGTTCGGGGTCAAATGTAGATGCTGGAAGATAACCTGAACCCCTGTCAGTGAGCTCTCCAAGTAGTCTTTCACACAGCAAGTCACGGGTAGACTGGGCAGTCTCTCCACCTATGGCAGCATTGATAGGCTTCTCAAACCTAACTCCTACATAGTCTGGAGGATATAAACCAGTTAAATGGTATGCTGCCTTTATACACAAAGCAGTAGATTTGCCCGCTTGGTTTAAACCAGCAAATAAAGTTTCATGAGAATGTACATTGATAAAGTCCCACTGACGCTTGTTAGGTGCAAGGCGACCCAGAACGTCATATTCTTTACGACGAGCAAGTTCTTCTTCTAGCTTTAGTTCTTCAAGTATCTGTTCTCTGGTTATTTCCATCTTCGTTCTCTAGCTTCTTGATCTCTTCTATGTACTCTCCTGTATGCGTTAATCGCTTCTGGTCTGCGTTCTCTATCTCCTCTGAGTATACAATGCGCTCTTGTCTCCTTTGATACAACGCTTCTAGTAACTCTGCATCCGTAAGCTGATCATAAGAAGTCTTTTCTGAATGTTCTACCTTCGCAGCAGTTTCTTTTGGTAATATATCTTTTACTACATACCGCATGAAGAAACCTAGAACCTGCTTACCTTCTTCAGTCTCCGGGTCTGCCTGTTCAGCCATTACCGCAATCTTATCGAATAATCCAACGTCACATAGTTTGTTAATAAAGTCAGACTTTATTTGTAATGAAGTTCTAGGCTCACACTTCCTCTTGGGTTTCTTATCCACTCTCGGCCTATTCTTACTTACCTCATACCAGTTACGGAACTCTTCGTCTTTGTTGATTGCTGATATCGCTACCTCATAAGGAACACCAGCCTGCTCAGCAGCATCTGAGAAGTGCAGACCACGTTTAATCGCAGCCTCCATATCAGATCTACGCTGCTCCCTTATAAGAAAGGCTCCTACTTTCTCTTGTCTTCTTTCTTCAATCACTGGCACTTTTTGAGGAGAAGCCATTGACAGCTCTTTCACCTGTGAGTATAATCTCTAGAAGAAAGGGGGGTTCATCATGTCAGATGAAACTAATACCCAAATCATAGAATTGCTCAGGGAGATCCGTGATCTTCTCAAGCAACGTCCTGTATCTTCCCAGGGTTCCAGCCAAAGCCAAGGCGAGGCACCTGCTAAACAGTATCAAAACGAAACGGGTCAATGGGTATGGCAGTTACCCAAAGGACAGAAACCCAGCAGCTGTCGCTATTGTCAACAAGATATCTTCTGGGTCAAGTCTAAAAAAGGTAAAAACGTACCATGTGACGCAAATGGTCTTTGCCACTATGAGACTTGTCCTGATAAGAAAGACAAGAACAAGAAACCTTTTGTACCTATGCCTCGACAAGTTAAATCTGTTGGTGATGGAGTATCAGACGTAATGGCTGATCTAGAAGATAAGGTTCCTTTTTAGTGTTGACTTGTCTGAAGATCCAGTATACAACACTGGGGAGCCTCTTTTGAGGGCTACCAAGTTTGGGGTCTTCGGTAGTAGGATGACGGAACTCAGCCAACTCAGGGCGATAACGTGATCTCCTTCTTTCTCCCCCCTCCTAGTAAACCTGTTTTTCTTCTATGTCAAGAAAAATGGGGGGAGGGGGGGTTTTGAGTGGAATCAAGAATCTAACCAATCTTGGGCGATGATGAACTACATTGAAACAAAACAGAAAAGATCCTCTACCTCAGAAGATAGTAGTAATAGTCTGGAAAGACATTATCTCTAGAGCAGATTGGGTAGGGACTATTTCAGAAATAAAAGAAGAAATGGAACCAATGTCTTGTGTCTCTGTTGGCTGGATTGTCGAGAAAACAAAAGAAAAAATTACTATAGCAGACTCCTTTACAGAAGATCATAACTTTGGAGGAGTAACTTCTATACCCCTTGATGTAGTTGAAGAGATTTATGTACTTGACTCTAAATCTCCTATAAAGTATATCAAGGATAAGCCGCAAGAAAAAAAAAGTTAGGGGACTAGTTATGAACTCGGTAATAGAAATATTAATTGAAAAAAATCCAGAAGCAGTGATACTTGTAGGATTTGATGATTGTCTTATAGGTACTACTTGTACTTGTGGAGGATTACCAGTTGCTATATATTCTACCAACATGATAATTGAAAAACTCATAGATAGAGGTCTAGATGAAGATGATGCATGGACTCATTACTATCATGAGATCGAAATGGTTAATCTAGGAAAGCACACTCCTCAAATGCTCAACCTAGATCTAGAGTAACCCCTTTTAGCCGGTCCCTAGTTTCCTGGGTTATTAGGGGCCGGTTTATTATTTTTCATTGTGGATGTGGGATATATATACCCTCCGGCTCACTCGCATTGGGGGGCTCCACCCCCCTCGCTCGCTCACCTACGGAAACACCAAGCGCACCAGCAGGACCAAAATCCTTAGCCAATCGGACCAAGAACGCAAACGCAAACTCACATTGCACTGGGGGGGGGCCTAATCTCTATTTTGTATACGGGCGTGATCAACAAGACTCCCTCACATCATATACACTGTAGGTAGTATTACCCTTTCCTGCTTCGTAGTGCGTTATACAACTGCAATATTGAACTGAGAATATAACAGCCTCTGTTGCCGCCCTCGTCTACCAAGACCCTAACCATACGGGGTGATAGGGACAAGTCACCCCACTCGCTACGCTCGTACCCTCCGGGGGCCAGCAACAAAACAATAACGGGTCGCAAGCGACAAGTATTTTCAAGGGAGGCTGGTCCACCCTTCCCTCTGATTCAAGTATGGTCTTGACCTTGCGGGGGATCGGCCACTGCGGAGCCAAAAGGGTCCGTCTGGAGCCGGGTCAAGCCCGGAACAGGACTCTTTTGCTCCTTGCTAGGCCAGATCCTCCTCGGTCAATCCTCATACGAATCATTCACCCTCTCCTTCTCACTGCATGTTCGTTCAGGGCGAGCATTATATCACCCAATGTTCTACCGAAGAGTCAAGTCCGCTTTTTTAAAACTATTTTCTAGTCGGCAACACGGGAAAATACTTTTAAAAAATACCCCTAACGGGGCTCCCTTGACTCTTCTCCCTCTATTTGCTGCCGAAAGTCTACTGGTACCGGGGTGATAGCAATGGGAAGGAGTATTTAAATCAGTGTGTGCCGCAAGTCTCCTCAACACCAAGTCGGTAGTTGGACAAGGCACTCTTGGGACACTGAACTCGCTTTTTTTTTGCCCACACGTTGGGCTTGAATGGATACACAATGACTGAAACACAGTACACACCTGCGGAGATCGCAGAGATGGCTGCAAAACTTGACGAATACGAGCGCACCCTTGCGGGACAGATCGGCACTCCTCCAGCACTAGCACCGCTGGTGAAGCTACCCACCTGGATTTACCCGCTTGGCTACGGAGACTTCCTCCAAGCTAGCGCAGTACAAGAAATCTGTGACCGGATCACAAACAGAGAGCACGTACTCCTGATCAGCTTTGGTGCGGATAAAGACATGATTGGACCCAAAAAAGGTCAAGGTCGCCAGACCACAGAGATCAGGCAGTTCATGAAAGATCTCCCAACTGCCCGAGAGCACGACAAAGGAACTTTCTCATACCACAATGCAACACAAAGCATTACGGAAATCACCGGAGGCATGGCGATCAACGACACCAGCGGTAACGCAGTCGCTCACCAGCAAGCACGTTGGGTAAATAACCTCTCAATGTCTTGCGACCACCTGGTCGAGCTCGTGTGTGAATATCGCACAATCGAAGGTATCACCCAGGCAGGTTACAAAGAACGTTTCAAAGAAATTGACTATATCACCCAAGCATTTGCACAACGGATCGCACCAGTGGTACCCGAAACCACACCCGGTCCGGTCGGCAAAGACTTTGGACAAAAGATCGTTGGTACGCTCCCTCATGAGAGAGATCTCAACACTGACGGAGACGCACTACCGTTCTAACTTGACAGCAAAGACCTACAGGTAACGCTCAAGCCCTGCCTAAGAGACTGGCGAATATGGTGAGAGTCTTTAAAGATTACCTCGTAGTAGTCACTGCAAGCTCCAGGTTCCTCGCGGGATCTGGAGCTTTTTTTTATGCTATACGTCAACAGCAAGACCAACCCCCAACACACCGCCCCAACCTCACGGATCGAAACTCCAGAATGGATATCTGCTCTGGCATCGCAACATCAATACAACTATCTGCTAACGCACCACAAACAGAAGTCCGGCATTGTACTGAACCAGCACTGGTGGTAAAGGGACAGTGCCTGACCAACAGAAAAAAAACCTGCGTTTCCGGTAGGTATCCGCTCTCTTGTTTCTTTTTTTTCTGTCGGTGCCCAGCCCCCCCACTACGTGGTCTTGGCGAAGTGCCCTTGACTCACCAGTGCAGGTCCAGTGGGCCGGGGGTGTGATGAGGACAGAAGAATAGAAAAGAAAGGATAGAGGAATGACAGTATCGAGAAAGACTCAAGTAAAGAAAGACCTTGAGAAATCAAGAGGCATAGAGATTGTGGATTTGAAAATCGTTAAGGGACCATTCGATTTCGACGTGGCGATGTCATTAGGTTTCGAGATTAATAGTAGTTGGGACATGTGGGGCAACGGCCACACTGGAGCAGTACTGGGTAGCGAAACAGAAATGATTGTTGAGCCATACCCTAGTCACAACCCTGATGGTGGAAGAAACAATGTTAATCCAAAAGAGTGGTTGATTATTCTCAGGAAGAAACAATAATAAGGAGAGACAATGAAGAGACAAATCAGAAGTCAACATGAACTCAAAGGAACCAAAGGATACGGTGGATTGAGAAGGGATATATGATACATTACTCCACCAATATCTAGCCAGTTAGGACTAGATAAGAGACGAGTACCAGCAGACATACAAGAAGTACCAGTCAGAGGGATCACCATTGAAGAAAGGAATGCAACAGTAGACCTAGGTATCCCACCAAGAGAGATTGATCCAGTAATAATGATGATACTGAAAGGAACCAAGTAATGCCGAGACTTCCCTTTATAGAAAATTACGCCGAGTGGTACGACTGGTACATAAGAAACCCTACCCTCAACGATTTTCCTATTACTAAAATACGTGCTAAAAGTGCAAAGAAAACAATGGGAATAAATCTACCCAACACACCAAGGGGTATTATCTGTGGTATTTATCACAAGCCATGTCAGTTTTTATTCTGGAAATATACTAGAGTTATTATCAACAGCTATCACAAAATAAACGGATCAATAACACAAATAGAAAACAAATTCAAACCAAATGAAATAATTAAGGTGGTGCTACAACATGACCATGTCAGACGAACTACCAGTTGAATGCAAGAGACATAACAAAGCAAGCGGAGGGATACCTATGTATGACAGCAAAGGTATCTTCCTCTTCTATTACTGTAATGACTGCTATGAAATAAAGAAAAGCAGATACAATCCATGGGTGTTCAGTGGCTACACTCAAGCAGATTGTGACGAACCTATTGAACCAGACGATATCTATCCAGAGCAATACTACTACGACGATTAGAGAGGAGGACAATAAATGAATGAAGAAGACAGCAACGTGTACGAATGGGTTACTGTATTAGCAGTAGTCGCAATGTTAATGTTAATAATCTTGACAACATAGAGAGATAATAATGAATATAAATGACACAGTTAAATACATAGACACTGCATTGACTGGTGAAATCGTTGAGGGTAGGAGAAGAGATCAGGTAATCGATATGATAGCAAGGCAATTGCAATCAATATCAGAAAGAGTTGCAGTCCTTGAGGATTGCCAAGAAGGTACTGACAATCTGCTTGATCAAATGAATAAAGAAGAGAACCATATGGTAGTAACCGAGCACCCAGAAATGAAAGAAAATAATAAGAATGGATAATGATCAAGACTTATATGTAGTAGAATATGATTTCGAGGTCGAGCTCCATCCATTAATTGATCACACCGTAATGATACATGTTGACATAAAGGAAGACGGAGAGTCTTGGTATGACGAGACAGGCCCTGGTCACATGGATTATTCATATGAATTAAAAGGATTCTCAATCCAATTTATAAATGAAAAAAACGGAATAGAATTTGTAGACTGGTGGTATCACAAATATAATCCTACGTCTGTTAAAGATTACCGTCCTGATATTCCAGCTGTACTTAAAGCAAGAATACAAGATGAAGTAGTGAATCATTTCGAAGAAAAAACAAGAGAAGAAATAGAATTAATCATACATGGAAATGATTATTAAATGAGAGACATAAGAAGAGAAATAATTAAAAAGAATTCAAAGACCTCATCAAAATTCAAAGGAGAACGTACTGAAAAACTAAAGAGACACCCAGAAGAATTGAGAATATTCATACAAGAATGCAAGAATAAAATGCAAAGAGAAGACAAATCATTCCTCTGCATGAAAGATTACTTTGACGTAATGATTGAGCTTGGATACAAGAAGGAGCGTGAATGAGTATCTATGAAGAGATTACCAAGATAGTAACAGATGCTATAGATAGTGGTGAGGTTATGAAATGGGATAGCCCTTGGACTCCCAGTATAAAGCTACCAAGAAATTGGGAAGGTACTAAGTACAAAGGAATCAATTCACTCATATTAAACATAAAAAGATATGATAAAAAATATGAGAGTGTCCATTGGGTCACGGCTAAAAGGTGTAGACTTATGTGCCCTGAAGATACAGAGAGATCTAAAAGACCTTCAGTAATA